TGTCGCAGTTGTTTTAAACCATAAAGAAACAGATAAAGTGTTTTTTCCTCCAAATAAAGATGTTAGTGGTAAATCTATGTAACTACTACTCCCATTAAACACCGCACTCTGTCCACTATCTATTGCTTCCCCTGTATCACTCGCATCCTCATCTAACTCATATAAAGCAACACCTGAACCATCTCCAAAGATATCAGTAGTTGATTTAGTAGCATCTGCATAGGTTTCTCCATTTAGAGCATCTACACTTGCTGCACCTGTTGCAGGTAATGTAGTATTAAAAAATCTTACTTGGTCTATTACACCATTAAAACTTAACCTATCATTTCTTGTATCTCTACCTATTGCAATAGGGTCTCTTGCACCTGTCAAGGATGATATTGATATTGAAGTAGTGATAGGTGTGCCATTATTTACGTACAATTTTAAATTTGAAGAATCAATTGTTAAAACTATATGTGTCCAAACATTTGCAGAAATACTGCTTGATGTAGCTGTTTTAGTTACACCTCCATCTCTTATTCCTGCCACAATTTGCCCACTTGCATTTAATTCAATATAAAAAGCACTTTCGCCTACAGTACCTGAAGGATAAGAATTAAGTATATACGCTCTTACGTTTACAGCACTTGGATTTATCCATAAAGAATAACTTTGTGCAACTGTACTTTGCTCATAGGTTGTTATTATCTTACTACTACTCCCATTAAAAGCAGCACCCTTTCTAATATACCCTGTAATCTTTTGTGTCGAGCCATTACCTGTGTAAGTAACGGTCTCGAAGTTCTGTAAAGGGTCTAATGCTGCAGGTGCAGCCGAAGAGGCAACTATACCTCCTGTTGTAAAGAATTTTTTATTAAATCCCATTTAGTCAAGATTTGGTAAAGAATAAGAGACTACTGCTGCTTTAGTTGTTTTAGCATTAATCTCATCTTCTTTAGTTCCACATTCAGTTCTTAAAGCTGCTCTTGCATCTATTACATCCTGCGGTGCAGCAATACCTTCTTGTGCTCTGATAATGTACCAATCTGTTTCTGATAATTTTCTATTGTATATAGATTTTAAACTTGCAATCTTTGACTCTTTAAGTTCAGCTACTGTTTGTGTCCAAGTCTTATTAATTACAGGGTAAGTGAAAGTACTACTATCTGCATCCCACTCAAGGTCTCCTAACTTTTGAGTTGCTGAATCATAGTCAGGTGTTACTACATCGTAAAATCCTGCTTCCTCCCAAGTATCTGAACCTAATAAATCAAACCCACAAATTACATTACCCCAAGATTTAGGGATTGTAGTATATCTTTTTATTGCTCCTCCTATTTGTATTGCTTTCATATTTTATTTTTTATACTGTTGTACCTGTTGCATAAGATGCTACTGCCCAAGTTAGAATTGCATCTCCAACTGTATCGTCAACGCAAAGAACTTGAATTATGTTTGTTGCTGCAGTATCTATACTTGTAGAACCTACTTTATTTATTGATACTGTAGTAAACGGAACACTTGCATCTAAAGTTATAGCAGCAGAAGAAAGATCAGTACCTGAAAGAATAATATCTATTACTTGACCTGTTTTAATATCGTGTATATCTAAAGTTACTGTACCAAGATTACCTGTTAAATTAAATGCTGCATATTTATCAGCTTCTAAATCAATAGTATTACTTGTAGTAGATATATCTTGAATTGCAGTATATCTACCTGCTAATTGGTCAGAATCAATCTCAAAAGTTGCTCCACCTAAATCTTGAGTATCGCTAGTATAGGTTTGCCCATAAACTTCAGCGAACATCTTCCTAATATCGATAAACGCATTTCTTAACGGTTCACCATTATTATCATCCGCATTTGCTCCGACATTTATATTTTGTGATGCCATATTGTTTTATTTATTTATAATTGTGTTTTATCTGCTGTAAATTGTGTTGTGTCTACTGTTATATTACCTCCAAAATAGCTAACCATATCTGCTGTAAACGGTGTTACTGGAACAAGTCCCCAACAAGTAGGAGCAGAAAAGTCAGGTATAAAAAATGTTGTGTATTGCTCATCGACTCCAAAGGAATCGTTAGTCTCCATATCACAATATATTTTTCCCCAATCTATTGAATTTGCCATTTCTCTTTTTTAAGTAATTACTTAATTTAATAATGTTCTCTTTCTTAGGTTTGTATTGTTTCTTACTTTCTATAGTACCCATCCTTGAAATAATGCGTCTTTATCTGGATAGATATCCTCATTATTATTACTAAAATACTCAGGGAATTTACTACCAGCATTAAAACTCATATACTCAATAAATCTATTGGTATAGTATTCGGCATAATCCCTCTCCTTCGCTATAAGGCTATCTATTTCTTCTTTTAGCGGTTGAGTTGAATTCTCAGAACTATGTTTATAAACCCCTCCGTTTGCTATTGTATAAGCAGCAAAAGGTAAGTACTCTGCCATCGCAAAGTGAATTAACATAGGCTGAATGTACTCATTAACTAATTCTAAATAGTCCCCACTTAAACTACTAGCTATAATATCACTACTTATCTTATCGTATAAATCTGTACCAAGATAGTTTTGAACGTGAATCTCTTGAGCTAGTTTAATGAACTGAATAAACTTATCAGTATCTACATTCCCACTCAAGGCAGTATTCTTAACTAAGTCAGCTCTTTTTATAAATAGTGCAGTTGCCATTATTCTTGCTCTTCAATTTGTTCGTCAATAGTTTCGCTTTGTCCATCCTTTTTTACTCCAGTTTCTTTTTCTACTTCAGAATCAGTAACTGCATTTGTTAAATCAGTAAATTCTAATGGTTGTAAAGTCTTAAAGTAAATATCTAACTCAATATTGTTATACTCTAAAATCTCTTCTAAAGCATCTAATATAGTAACCTGCATTGGTCTAATAACAGTATTGTCCATCAATAATGAAGCAGTCTGTAATTCTTCGGCATTATTACCAAGCCCAGTATTATCCTTGATACCAACTAACATTGGCGATACAATACGGTGGGACACCATTACTTTCTTCATACTCTCATCAGATAAGAACTGATATTGCTGATGGGCATCATTTATCATTACTGGGTCAACTGTAGCTGCAAGTTCTTTACTATCGTTAAATGCCAAGATAAATTTACCTGCGTTACTAGTCCCGCTAAACTTCTCGTATATTGCTCTTTCAATAGCATCTCTCTGTTCTTTATCAGGAGTACCGTTATTGAAATTAATCAACATACTTGGCTGTAAACCATTTTGGATATTACTTATATGGTAGTTCGCAATCTCTTCTTCTAACTCAGCATACTGAAGTCCCCCTTGATAGTCAACTGGGCTATAGTAATAGAATCCTGCTCTATATGGTCTAATATATAGAATTTCAATATTGTCTTGACTTGTGCCAAAAGCAGCAATACGCTTTGGCTTATCATTGTGTTTTACTTTAGACCAGTCGCTAGAGTAATAGTAGTTCTTAATTTCCCCATCTACAGCTTTCTCAGCTCTTAATGTTTCAATAGGCATATGGGCTACTTGAGCTATCTTACTTCTATCTTTACTATAAATTACTTGAACAGCAGCCTGTCCCATCATTTTGTAATCGTAGCAAATCTTCTTCATACAATCCTTTCTAAAGAGTTCTCTCATCTCTTTATACTCTGTAGGTTTTGATTCAGAATCAGTAGCATCTAGTCCTCTTCCGTATATCATCTCAGATATGCCGTTGATTGATGCGTTATTTGTGGGAGACCCATTGTATCTATCTATAAGATACTTAAAATACATATTATCATCTCCATACTCTACCCAATCATATCTCTTAGATTCGACTATCTCAGGAGCTGTGTAAGAGGCAAGGTTTACAACATGAATTGCATCTTTAACCTTATTTAATTGCTTATTATAATTTTTTCTTGACATTATACAAATATATATTCATTATCGAAGCTAGACTCTTCTGTGTATTCATCTTTATTTATAAAGTACTTATCTAAAGATTCTTGGTCGCTACAATAGATTAATCCTCTGTATATCTCCTCATCATCCTCACTTGATAGTTGCACCTTGTAGGTGTATAAATTATCTTCAGTTAAACTAAAGTCCCCATTCAACACCATATAATCTCCATCATTTGATTTAGTTGGAGTAACAGTAGCTGTTGTTCTGGTTGCCTTATCCGTAATCTTAATTACTGGGGAGTCAGCATCTTTACGAGGAATTATCTTTAATTCTTGAGTTCCTGATGTAGGGAGTATATCCATATACAAAATAACTTTACCCTATTGAATTGTTTTTACTAAGGTACAAAAAAAGGGGGTAAAATACCCCCTTATTGAATTTACAAGTATAGTCTAATTAGACAGCTCTCTGAGTAGAAGGACTATCAGTAGCACTTGCCATTCCAGCAAATGGGTCTGCCGAAGTAGCACCATCTACAAAGTTAGGCATAGTTATTTCGTTAGCAGTTAAAGTAAGAGTATAACCTTGTAGGTCTCCCATCGCAGTTCCAGTTACTGCTGTACCTCCTGTTACCTCTGCTCCATGTTCTCTACCGACTAGTAATAACTTACCATCAAAAGTCTCTACAAAAACGTGAGGTCTACCAAATGCCATTAATTTCAGCTCTTTGTTGTCCTCTTTTGTTAGTTTGTGTAGAGTTAAGTTTACAACTTGCTCAAAGAATGTTGTACCATTCTCAAGAGAAGTTTGAATATTTGTCTCTAAAGAAGAGTTACCCTTAACATCGTAAGAGTGGTAAGTGAAAGTCCCATCCATATCAGTTACTTCGTCATCAACTACAGCAACATCTCCTAGTTGACCAAAGTCAACAAAATGAATCTTTCTAATACCACCTACAGCATCTTTACAGGGTTTTAATCTTCCTCCAGTTAGTTCACAGCTCATAGTATTATTGTTTTATTAAAAAAGGGTAGGCAGATTAGTTACCACCTACCCCTTCTTATTGATTAATTATTATTTATTAGTCGTTAGCAGTGTTTGCGATACCGTAAGTTACGATGTCGTCAACAATACCATACTGTACACCTGCTGTAAATCTCATTACGACTCTTACGTTTTGAGACCCATCGATGTCAGCCATATCAATAACTTTTACTTCGTTGTGGTCAGCTAATAGACCAGTACCAAAGTATAAGTTAGACTTCTCAGCAGCTACGGCTGTATCATCAGCAAGACCGTTAGCAACAAATAGTTTTACACCATCAAAAGATAATGCTCCACCACCGTACCATTGAGTACCTTTGTTATCAGTACCAGCGTTTGAAGTAGCAGCAACAGAGAATCCACCTAAAGCTCTTACATAAGCTCTAGCGATATTCTGAGAAACATAGATATTTAAATCTTCACTTCCATAAAGAGTAGAAGGAATAGCATCTACGATAGAACCTAACTGTGCAACTACGTTAGAAGCAGTTACTGTAGTACCCGCAATTTCGTTTGCTGTTGGCAAACTAGCGTCTGCTCCTAATAGAGTAGTTAATCCATTAAACTGTCCACTTGTAGAAGTGTCTCCTGCCCAGATAGACTGCTCAGTTCTTTGTGCTACTTTAGCAGCAACGTGAGAAATCAAGAAGTCAGAAAAGTTAGAAGGTAAAGTGTCGTGGGCAGAGAATCCCATAGAGATAGCTTCCCAGTCATTTTGAAAGTCTTTCTTACATAATTGTAAGTTTACTTGTTGAAATTCAGGAGTCAAAGTTCTCTCATCAAGAGTGATAGTACTTGTTGCAGTAAAATCACAATCTGCATCTTTTACTATATCATCAGTAGAGATAGTTTTGATTACTTCCTGAAACTTAATGTTTGGCTTAACGGTTAATCCACCGTTCTCCAAAGTTGAAGCACTTAGTAGAGCAGCAGAAATATATTGTCCTGCAAATTCCCCATTGTATGCTACACTAGCGTTTTGAGTTGTTGTTGTTGGCATTTTATTTAGATTTAGTCGTTATTTTTTAATGTTAGATATTCTTTGAAATACTTTATCCGCAGTAC